CCCCCTACGGGGATATATGTCCCCCTATAGTAATTTCTAAGAAAATACAGTCACAAAGTAGGACAAATAGGACAACTTTATAGGACTGTCCTACTCTAGGAAGGACTCAGGAACAACAACTCAACTTACCATCACCACACTACTTGATAATTAAACCTCCCTTTTCCAAGGATTTTTTTCTTCTAATAAAAGAAAAAGAAATTAATATAATACCCACCCCCCTATTTTTCGGACAGGACTTTGCCTTTACGGCGCCAGTCCGATAAATATGACACCCCTAAGAGTGACTCCCTTCCAAGGAAAATTCCCAGAGATCCAAAAGCACGGCTAGGCACAAAGTCGGACAACTCGGACGCCTAAAGTCGGACAGTCCGATTACAAGGACTTTTTCCTCTAATAGAAGAAATGCCTGGCATCGAAGACGGGATGGGAAACAACGAATACGGAATGGCTACAAAAACGGTTGGGAGATAGTCATAAAAATGGTTGCGAGACGTACACTACCACCTTTGGTGGCGGGGGCCGGTCACGGTTCGCCTCTCCTTAATTTTCGGGTGACACCCCTGCGCGTCATTATTCCAGGCGTGCGCCCGAGCTATATCGTGCGTGCTATATCCTGAGCGTGCGGGTTCCTTAGTGTTTTTGCTTTTCTACAATTTTTCAATCGTCGTCGATGTGCTGATACTCCGCCTCAATTGCGCCGCTGTTGGCGCTGTTCAATGCGTCAAGCAATGCGCCGCTATCAAGCGCTTGAAGTGTCGCGTCGATGTTTATCTGTTGATTTATCTCACGCTTATCGATCCACAAGCCGGCAATGTGCGCCAATGAGTCCAAAGCTTGCCGCGCTGCTGATAGCTGCCGGTGTTCTTTGCCAAGCGCTACCAATTCGAGGTATTGATTGATCAGAAAATCCCTATCAATATCCTGTTTTCTCTGCGTAATTGTTAAGTTTTGTTGCTGTACCTTAACAAGATAATCGCGGACCTTAACATGCCTTAACAATCTGCTTGCTGCGCTGTTTACTACGGTTTCCGGTTTGTCGCTGCCGTAGGCGCTGCGGTATGCCGCCGATGCATTCCGGCCATTGTTTAGGTAATCAGTACAGAACATCAATTGTTTTTCGTTTAAATCGTGTTTTATTTCAGCCATATTTTCACTCCTGATTTGTTCCTAGAGTTTAGCATCAATAGCGGCTGAAACTACAACCAAAGCATAAATAGGTATTGACATATGGTGTCTATTCAACTAAGCTTGTACGAAATAAAAACAAGTTTTGAGAGGTGCAACATGAACGCCGTAGTAGACGAAAAGACATTTTGGAGCAAGCTTCTAAAAGATATAGATCCAGTGATCAAAATCGCTGAATATGACATCTATGAAGTAAATGAAATGTACGCTATTTTTCATAACAATATGCCGGTGACAGAAATTCCTGATACTGGATTCGGTGATGAAAAGAATTGTAATAAAAACCTTCAAGACACCGTAGACACCGCATTACTGCATATCGGAATTTCAGCAGCATATTAAATCCTACTGATGAGGCTGGGGTGTTATTTCCCCAGCCGAAACTCTAACGAGTCTAGGTATAAATAAACAAGCGGCCGCGACACCGGCCAACATAAGAGAGGTACAGCGTGAAGACTTACGAATTTTCCACCAAACTACACAACCGGACCAACGCGGCCGGTAAGACTGTAGAAAAAGTACGGGTATGGCTGGAAGAGTCAACCAATAACCGGTTTTTATCCGATGCTGGATTCAAGCGCGGCGCTGCTGTTGATATTGCCATATTAGACGACAATATCAGAATTTCCTTAATTGATAATGAAGCGGCCGAGATTATCGGTAAACGCGCCAAAGTGGCCGGAAAAGCTGATAGGGCCTTATTCGATATCACAAGAAACAGCGACCAAATGCCGGCCGCGTTCCATCCTAAAAACAATTCTAAATTAATCGCATACGTTAAAACCGGATTAATCTATATAAAAGCTAAATAAATAAATTGCTTGCGACAACAAGCACAACAAAAGAGAGGTAGAACATGACAAAAGATAATACATACAACGGATGGGCTAATCGTGAAACGTGGTTAGTTAATTTGTGGTTAACCAACGAACCAAACACAGAAAAAACACTAATAGAAATTGCGGAAAGTAATTCGGAATTATACGAAAAATCCGATCAATTAAAAGATTTTGTGTATACCTTATGCATGGGTGAAAACAGTGAGATTAACGGAACGGCGTCAAGTTTAGTTTGCGATTTGGTAACAAATTCTCTAGATAGTGTTGATTATCGAGAAATAATATTAGGAAATATTGAATAATTAATTAACCGGCGCTGTCTAGAATTGCCGTTCTAAGCAGCGCCTAATCAATACAGATATTCGAGGTATCTATATGACTACGTTAACATTAACAGAAAAACAATCAGCAAGCGCACAACCTAAAAAGCTTAATAAAAACACAGTGTGCATATACCATCAAGATAATGTGATTGTGCTAGCAACCGGCCTTGAGCGGCCTTCAATCAACAGCAAGACCGGCGACATGATCCAAACCTATATTATGCGCGCCGACATTGCGCCGGATGAAGCGGCTAAAATGGGATTAGATGAGACCGTTTGCGGTAATTGTGCATTAAGGCCATTAATTGTAAAGCTTTACGGTAAAACCGGTGATGTACCTTGCTATGTCGATAAAGTACGCGGTCCGGCCGGCGCGTGGCATTCATGGAACAGCGGCCGCGTCGAATATGTGACGGCGTCGGAATTATCCGACATTATCGCGGAAAAAAAGACTTGTCCTGGCCTTTGTGCTGATACGTGCAAACTTGATCATAACCATTTATATGAAAATACATATCCGAAAAATGGCCACGCTAGGAAAACATGCGAAAAGCTAAACCATTGCACAACGCCGCTAGGAATTCGCGACGGCGCATATGGTGATCCGGCCGCCGTACCAATTGAATTATGGAAACAGCTTCACGCCAACGGCGCAAAGCGCACAAGCTACACGCATCAATGGCAAACAAAACCGGAACTTAAAACAATGGCAATGGCATCAATTGATAGCCAAACATTCCCCGACGTAGACAAGGCCATTGATGAAGCAAAAGCAAAAGGTTTTCGATGGTATCGAATGCTCAAGGCCGGTGAATCTTTAAGGCCTGATGAAATTATGTGTCCGGAAGCGGCTGAAGATTCAACCGTTCAATGTGCCACTTGTGGCCTATGTGATGGCATGAAATTTGAAAATCGAAAGCAGATCGGAATAGCAATTCCGGCAATAACTAAATAAATAAATAGGTGGGCCGCGCATACCTAATCACGCGGTGAAGGTTAAACAATGGCAATAGATCTAACAAATAAACCACTTACGCGAACAGAAAAAGCAGCGCTCCAGCAAGGTAAAAGGCTACTTAAAAAAGCGCGACAGGACCGCAGAAAAAAGCAGCAGAATAAAAACCTGGATGAGGTGACTGAATGGGCCTATTTTGAGAGTGTATTTTTAGGCGCTTAAATTAGTAAAAAAAAGGATAAATAATGCAAGGAATTAGAGTTATAAAGCAAGGGTTAGCTCCTGATGATATTGAAGAGGGAATTAATCAATTTGATCTATGCATGATATGCGTAAGAAACAAAAAATTTGATATGCAAGATTATGGGGTTAGTCCTTACAACGACATGAATTTTTATAAAGAAATGCCTCTTGAATACACCTGTAATTTATGCGGTGAACCTCTTACCTCAGTTGTTCATCAATGGTGGACGATAGGGCCGGCGTGGATCTAGATAATTCCATCTGATGATGGCCGGTTAGCTACCGGCCGAAACTCTGCGAATACGAGTCATGGATAGCTAAATTAAACGAATTAATCAAGGGGGAATTATGGATCATAGAACCGGCGCAGCTTTAACGGCAATATGTTTTAAGTATGGACCGCTGGAATACAGCCAGCGGCTAAAACACAAAGGCGCGTCAGATGAACAGGTATATAAAATCCTGGCCCAGAGTCAGGATAATAAAAACCTGGATGAAAAGGCGGACAAAATAAGAGAGAATGCGCGCATAAAGGGGGTGCATTAATGGGATCAGGAATTAGTTTTGAAAACGGAAAAGGTTGGTCAAAGTGTTTCTATAACGATTGGACAATGTGGGATGATCGTAGAGAAATTTTAAAGAACAAACTGGATAAATGGACAGCTCGACAAGAAAAGAATAATCGTTGGGTATTGTGGGAAAGGGGTTTAGATGATGATGAATATTATTGGGCTTTTGACTCGCCCGCAATTATGGCAAAGAGTTATTTTTTGCACAATTATCAGAGAGCTGATATGCAAAAACATTTCCTTGTCATCGCAAGGCCACAAAGCATAACGACCGATAATATGTGGGATGAAAAAACAATCCCACTAGCTCCAGTAAACAAGGGATTCTGTGAAAGACTGCATATTTTCATGAAACCATATTCCAGAGATGGCGTCATTGAAAAATCCTATGCGGAATCTTGTGAACCCAGTTATCAGTACACCAAAAAATATTCAGAATTTCCCGAAACCTTACGTACTAAATTCGGAAACTTCAGCATCAACCGCAAGGACATATGGGAGAACAATTGCATTTGTGATCTTT